GAGGTCTTTAAAAGATGCATAATCTCGTTGCTTGCCTTGGTATCCAGATTTCCTGTCGGTGTTGCGTAGTTAGTACAATCATTATTTTGTGGTTATCCTCCGACTTATACACAATATGTGGATAAATTAAAAAGCAAGGCGGCGTATTTGTCCGTCTTGCTTCTCTTTTACTCCAAAATTATCGACATTATTCTTCGATATATTCAACCAGCTTCGGATCGCCGCTGATGAAATATCCGTCAAGTGTCTTGTACATCGGCTTTCCGTCCACTTCCATCACATGTGTGACAATCTTTTCCGTGAATGCTGTTGCACCTCTGACAGCTTCATTGCTCCATGAAGGGGCTTTTCTGATCCTGATGCTACCGCTGAACACCCTTCTGATCTTTCCTTTTATTCTTACCGCTGGCACGCCGTCAATGTTTTCTGTGACAGCTTCTTCAGCTGCTTTGATTTCTTCAGGCGTTGCCGTTCCGACCTGATTTCCGTCAGCATCGTATGTCGGCACGTTTCCGTCTGCATCTGTGTCCAGCGCACCTTCAGGGACTTTGTCTGTCATTGTCGCCTGCTGCTCCTGCCCTTCCTGATCGGTGTTGTCTGCTGTCTGCTGCTCCTGTCCTTCCTGATCGGTGCTGTCTGCTGGCTTCTGCTCCTGATTGCCGTCTGTGGCTGTCTGTGGCGGCTCTGCTGGCTTTTCTTCCTTCTCCCTGAAGTCTTTTATCACTGCGCCAGATTCATCGAATACGGCTGCTTTCTGTTTCTCTGCTGCCTTCTCTGCTGCATCCAGTTTCTTGTATGGTTTGTTTTTTTCTTTGTTGAATGTTTCGCCCATGAAGTATTCCATCGCGCTTCCTCCTTATTTCGCTGTGATGTATCTTGCGTTTACATATCCGTACTTCTTGCCTTTTGCTCCGTTAATATAGATGTAATACCACAATGCGCCGTTCGGTGCTGTTGCGCTGCCACACACGCCGACTTCTGTGTTCTGCTCGATGCAAGGATATGACACAAGTTTGTCTGCGTTTGGATCAGGCTGCTTTCTGACGTTCAATGCGCCTGTGTTCACATATCCAGTGAATGTCGCTGTCTTTGCTGTTCCGTATGGTACAGCTGGATTATTGCCTGATCCGTTTCCTGATCCGTTGTCGCCTGACACGTTGCATCCGTTTTCCAGTGCCATGATTGTGTGCTTGCCTGCTGCCACTGAAATATCGCCAGTCATAAGATTGTCGCCTGTGTCTGTGTACTTGCTTCCTGTGAGTTTTTCAAACTCTCCTGTCGCCATAATAGCATCGACCATGTTGCCTGTGTAAATATCCTTTGACACGCTGATTCCTGCGCATTTAAGCACTGGCGGCATCATCGCACTGCAATCAGTTTCGCAAGGTGTTTTCAATTCTGTCGGATTCCAGCCCACCTTTTCAAGTTCTGTGTACAGTGAAGTTCTGTGTCCCTGACAATATCCGACATTGTTATTCGCGCACAGCTGCTCCATCGCTGTCGCCGACTTCGCTGCCTTGTTTCTGTCCTTGAAACGAAGCACGACTGTCTGACCGAAGTCATACCAGTTTCCAGTCTTTACTTCACGACCTGTCTGATCGCCCTTCTGTCCTCCTGTTGCTTTTCCTCTTTCGTCAATACTAGCCCATCCGCATAATGTTCCCATGTTCTTTTCCTCCTGTTATTCTTCTGTTAATGCTGAAATAATAATGCAACCGATCACGAAGATATAAAATATCAATACCAGTGGGGCTGCTAATGATACCACGAAGGCGATCAGGAACGCTTTGCATATATACCCGATCCAGTCCTTCGCTGTTGGCGGCGGTTCGACCTCCGCGCCGTAGTGTCTTGCTTCTTCAATGTCAATCTTCGTTCCGACAAGTAAAAGCAGAATGATGATGACCACTGTTGCCATGAAGCAGATTCCGTATAATGTTATATAAGCATGTAGCATCCTTTCGCCCTCCTGTTCGTTTATTCTTTCTCTACCTTCTGCGCCTGAATTGCAGCCGCGACCGCCGCTGCTTCTCTTTCTTCAGGCGGCTTGACTGCTTCAGCAGCCTTCTGATTCTTTTTCAAAATAGTGTTCAGTTCTTCAACCGCCGCTTCGATCAGATCATCGACCATGTCTTTGTCGATCAGTCCTTCAGATATGTATTCCGTCAACTTCTGCTGCTGTGCCTGAAGCTGTTCCCACACCCATGACTTCTTGATCGTTCCTGTGCCGCTTCCCCATTCCTTTTCTGCCTTTGATACGATAGACAGAAGGCTTTCTTTTACCAGTTCCACGACTTTGTCTGCCTGTTCCTGAAGCTGCTTCTTTTGGTCTTCCTTTGACTGCTTCAGGAAGTTTCTGACCTTGATTCCGATGCCTGCCACAATCGCAATGATTGTTAGGATCATCGGCAAATTATCATAAATTGTTTTTAATATTAAAGCTGCATTTTTCATCCGTTCGCACCGCCTTCCTCGTTTTCACTTTCCTGCTTTCCTTTTTTGATTTTCTGCCAGTTCTCAATTCCTGCCTTTATCATGTACCCGAACACACCCATGCGAAGCACTTCAGATGTTTCGCTGATCAATGTGGTCAGCACCGATGTGTCTGCGAAGTGCCAGATCGCTATTACTGAAAACAGTTCAATGATGATGTAAAGCAGCACGCAGACAACCACAACTTTTTTTGAAAACTCCATGATCCAGCTTGTCAGTGACTTCTTGCGTCTTTTCTTCCTTCTTGCTGGTATTGTATAGCTGTACTTCTCCACGCGCTTTCCTCCTGTTACTCTTCGATGTACTGATGTGGATGTGATTCATCAATGATCTTGTCAATTCTATCCACACGCTTGTGAAGCTGCTTCAGGCTTTCTGATGCCCTGATGTAATACTCCCTGATCTCTTTCATTTCGTTTCTGTATGATCCCATTTCAGACTTCACTTCAATCATAGTATTCTGAATGTTTTCCAGTTTGGTCAGGATCGTTGCATCCTCTCTGGCTTCGTCCTGTGTGTCCTTCTTCACATTTCTGTTGCGTGTGCTGATTCCGAAGAAGATTGCAAACGCAATCGACACGCCCGAAAGTAACAATGATACTTCAATAGTCATTTTCTTTTCCTCCGTCAAATATATTTGCGAAGTGCTGCTTCGATTGCATCGTTTTCGTCTTCTGCCCTTTTTCGCTTCCCGAATAGATCGTCAAGCCTGTCTGTGGCTTCATCCTGCGTCTGTATCGCTTCGATTCCATGTTGCGCCATTATTTCTGCCTGTTCCCTGACAATGTCTGTCAGAAGCGTATTCACGGCGCACAGTCTGTCGATCAATTCAATCTGCGTCATTATTCTTCACTGGCTTCATACTCTTCGCCAGTAATTTCCTTGTATTCCTCTGCTGTGATGCCCTTTCCTGCTCTCTTCTCATTCAGCGCAACCCAGCCTTTCAGTGTGTCTTTTGTGATATAGTCCATTTCCCACTTTTTCTTCAGTGAATCGAACTTTTTGCTGTGTACCTTTTCGGTTGTTTCTGTGTTTGTTCCTGTGTTTGTTTCTGCCATGCTTATACCTCCATCATTTCTTGCATCATTGCCACGTTCATTTCAATTGATGACATTGACTGCATGATCATCTTTGTTGCTGGACTTTCAAGTTCTGCCTGAAGTCTTGCATATTCTTCCTGTGTCATAGTCCTTTCGCTGTACACATAGACAGTGCGGTCTTCCTCTCCGTCAATGCCCTTCCTGATCTTCTCTGCGATGCTCTTTCGCTGATAGACCACTGTCGGACTTGATGTCGTGTCCCACTCTGTCGGCTTGTCCATGCTTTCTGACTGATACCATTCTGACATCATTGTTCTTCACTCCTTTCTTTGAATGCTTGCTGACTATTCTTTTTAGTTTCTTTATATTGACATATGGTTTTATGTGATCTTCATAAAATCCATAAGTGTCCGTGTGTGTATACCAGCCCATTGATGACAGCATTGCTGAAGCATCGTACCAGTTTATTTTCTCTTTCTTTGAAAGTTTATGCGCCTTCTTCGTGCTTCGCTTCAGGATTGACTTGCGAAGTGTTGTGCGGTTGTAATGAAATACAAATCCCATGAAGTCAAGTGCGCGTCCTCTGGTCTTCGGTTTCTCTTTTCCTGTCCTTTTGTCAATGACTGGCGGTGCTTTCCTGTCGGGATATTCAAAACGAAACACTTGCCAGTTGCATTTGATTTTCTGGTGCATTTCGTTCTTCAGATACGCTTCCATTGTTTCTTCCAGCCTGTGAAGTTTCTTCTTGTTCCTGCCAGTTGCAACAATGTCATCTGCATATCGTATATAATGATCAACGCCGCCCAACTCTTTCCAGTCTTCAATAACCTTGTGATCGAATGTTTTAAAATTCAGCTGCGTGAACCATTGCGAAGTCACAAATCCAAGCGGAAGTCCTGACAAAAATTCTGCATCTTGCCACTGTTCATCCTTGATCCACCTGTCGTCAAATTCAGGTGGCTTCAATGTCACTTCATGCTCCATGACTGTGCAACATAACCTGACGAACTTTTCGTCTTTTATGACATGCTTCAGCTTTTCTTCTATCACATGAATGTCTTCTGTATCGAAGCAGTGTCGGACATCTGCCTTCAGGATATAGAACTTCTTTCCCTTATAGCCTTTTATCCACTTTTCAACTTGCTTCTTTCCGCTGTGACAACCTCTGTTCGGTATGCTTCCCAGTGCGTGTTCATACAGTCCATGAAGCACGATCGGTTGAAGCTGTTTTATGATGCAGTGATGCACGACCTGTTCATACTGAAATTCAGGTTTTATGATCTCCCTGACCTTTCCGCAGCTATATTCGTTTATCAGCATCTTTTTATGTTCTGGCGGTTGATATGTTTCTTCTTCCAGCATTTTTTGAAGTGCTTTCACATGTTCCTGAAGACATTGCGGTTCAGGTCTGTCGTTTCCGACTTCTCTTTCTTCCTTCAGCACTCTGGCGACTTCGGGACGTGTCGTCTTGCGCTTTGCTGCATCGTGAAAACATTGTGTGATGTTTTCTTCCTTCAGCAATTCTTCAAATATATGTTTATATGTCTTCATTCAAAAGGTTTCCTTCTTAACACCTGTTGCACGTTCACGGCTTTCGCCCTACTAGCACAACCCTTTCTTCGGTTTAACTTTCGCCAAGTGGCGCGGAATATCGTGTGCATTAGGTTATTGTCCCATGATTGTTAAGAGTGAGAGCCGCCGATGTTCCAATTCGCATTCGAAGCAGTGTTGTTCAAGTTGACGTAAGCACCGCAGTTCGCGCCGTTGTTGGTGTTACCGCCGACAAGCGCGACCGCAACGCAGAAGCATCGGAAGGCGCACACAATATCCCTATATTTTCAATTTTCTTTATACTCACACTTCAAGGGGGATTGCTCCCCCTGTCCCCCTGTGCGGCTTATGCCGCCAAAGGTTCTTCACAAGAAGGAGAGCCGCCGATGTCCCAAGTCGCATACGAAGCAGTGTTGTACAAGATGACGTAAGCACCGCAGTTCGCGCCGCGGTTGGTGTTACCGCCGACAAGCGCGACCGCAACGATCGCCATGTTGATCCAGTAATAACAACAACGATATGTTGAAGCACTGCCGCCGACAGATTTGACAAATCGTCCGAATCTTGTCATCAACGTGTCTTTCTGCCATCCTTCTGTCTTGCACGCTGTTCCAACTTTTATGTAGTCCTTCCCTGTCAGGTTATAAGGCGGCGACATCTTCACTTTGATTGTTCCGTTGTCGCAGATATAGCCCACAAGTCTGTCCCAGCGGTTTCCCCATGGCTTTTCGCAATAGAATACTTTCACTTCATGCGTTCCGTCATTATAGCCGAAGAACTGCCCTTTTGCGTCCAGTGTTCCTGTCACAACTTTTCCGTAGTCTTTTGATGAATCATTGACATATGTGCTACATACGCCCTGACCGAACTTCGCCTGAAAGTTTTCGGACTTACTGATCAATGTCAGAAGGCTTTCGATCAGGTTTCTTCTGCTCCATGAAATGATCGTCCAGCCTGTTCCGTTTGCTGCTGCCCTGCTGATCTCTGTCTGTGCGTTCGTGTTGCAGTCCAGTTTCTTTCCTGACAAGCTGCGAAGTTTCGCGCCGTCATAGCTGCCGCCGTACATAGGCATGTACATATGATCTGCAATGCTTCCATCTTCTCTTGTGTATGCGTCTGCGTTGTAGTTGCTGTCAACTCTTGTGTCAGATACGATGATATATTCATAGTTTCCGACTTCGTACTGGCACAGCCACATCAAAGGAAATTCAGACATCGCATTCAGTGTCGTTGATGCGTCCCCGACATCGGATGTAGTGCCGTCCAGCTTCTTTGAATGGTCTGTGTGGTTTAACTCATACGCAACTGTTCTGTCTGCCTTCAGCATGACTGGTCTGTTCTGCTTAATGAAGAACACTTCGCCCCATGAACCGAAGTCGAATGATCCGTCTGTGAAGTTCATCTTTGCTGGTGTGAATCCTGCTGCATCGTACAGATATGTGATGCGCGTGTCAGGATTGCTGTCAGCCTTGTTGATCTTGATTCCATATCGCTTGACATTGCTGAATTTTCCATCTTTGTCCTGAAGCTGTGCCAGTATTCCTGTTGTGTCAGCCTTCACAGCGTCAAGCGTTTCTTTGTCTGCTACATAAAGCCTTGCCATTTCTTTTTCCTCCTGTTATGTTGTTTCTTCCAAGTACACAAGCCCTGCTTCAACGCCGATTGTGTACTTCTTCCCTGTTGCAGAATCCGACATTGAATTGATCCCCTTCTGGATGTCTTTGCAAGCTGCCGCGCCTGCCTGTGCTGCTGCCGCCTGCTGCTGTGCCGACTGTGCTGCTGCGTTTGCTGCCGATGTCGCCTGCTGCATGTTTGCGTTGAAGTTGCTGATCTCTGAATAAATCTTTGCAAGGTTTTCTGTGTCAACAACCGCTGGAAGGTCAAGAAACTTGTCTTTTCCGTTTCCAATTCGCAAGATGTACTTTCCTGATGCAGTTTCTTCAACGCCCCATTCATTCGCTTCAAGGATGCGTCCTGAAGCCTTCCAGTTCGCTGTCGTGTCCTTTTTTGGTCTGATCGTCCATGTTGCCATTGTGCTTCCTCCTTCCTACACTGTGCCTGCGTCCGCTTCGCATTCCTCTGTCGTGAATGCTGTGCCGCCATCGCAAGTCATCGGATCAATGCTGATCGCTGTGCCGCCGTCAATCGTGCTTCCGACTGCTCCCTTGATGTCCAGCATCTTTTCGTACATTTTCTGCAATTCTTCCTGTGACTTGTATGTTTCTTCAGCACGTGCCGCTGCCGTGTTTGCTTTCCCTGCCGCTGTATTTGCTGAAGAAGCAGCACTGTTTGCCGCCCCTGTCGCTTCCTGCATGATCTGAAGCTGCTGTTGTCTTGCCGTTTCCGCTGTTTCCCTGTCCTTTTCGCTTTTATTTCTTCGGGCTTCAGCATTTATCCTGTCAACCTCTGCTGATGCTCTGGCAGCTTCAGCAACCTTCATCGCAGCTTCTACCGACAAAATATCCTGTTTTGTTTGAACTATATTGTCGATGTACTGCTGCACTTTGTTTTCAAGTGCCGTGATCTCGTTGCAGCTTTCAATCGCAGCATCATTCCTGTTTGTTTCTTCAATCTCGATTGTGAACGCCTGTGAAGATAACACATACACGTTCTGCGCGTCCCTGATCTCAATGTCGCAGTGCGCTGTTCCTGCTGCTGCAAGTGCCTGATTTGTCAGTTCGACCATGACTTTGTTGTCCGTCACTTTGCATTCGTTATAGCAGAAGTGTTTGTCAGGCTTCTTGATATTTGCGATCGCAATGTACCCTGTCGGGATCGTGAACACTTTGCCGTTATTTGTTAGTGCAACCCTGATGAAACGTGTTCGCTTGTCGCCCTGCTTCGCAGATGCCATATACAAGCGTTCATCGCCTGTCAGTTCCAGTGTTATGTCAGTTATTAGCTGCATTTGTTTTGTCGCCATTGTCGTCCCCTCCTTCCTGATCTGTGTCAGGTTCGGTCTTCAATGTTTTCTTTGCTGCTGCCTGTGCCTTTTCAAGTTCTTCTTTCAGTTTCTTGATTTCCTGATGTGCTTCGTTCATATCCCTGTTGTATGCATTCAGCAGTTCTGTCTTTGCCTGCGATTTGATTTCTTGCAGTGCGTCAGCAAGCACGCCTTCAATGGCTGTTGCTGACAGTCCGTGGACTGTACTTGCTGTCACGATTGCGTCTGTAATTTCTCCTTTTGCACACGCAATTCTTTGTTCGATCGGTTTCATGCTTTATCCTCCTGTCAGCCTTCCAGTGTTGCTTCCTGATATGCAAGGATCAAGTCAAGTTTTGAATCCATCTGTGCAAGAAGCGTGTTCTTTGTTGCGTTTTGTGTTTCTGTTGTGTTTTCTTCTTCGATTCCTTTTTTGCCTTCAGGCGTGTCAAGGATCATTTCATGTGCTTCTGTTTTTGTATCTTCTTCGATGATAATATTTTCACTCATTATATGTTTGAACTCCCTTGTGGAACGGCTGTGATCATTCCGTTTCTTACACTGATTGATGATGTCGTCCAGCCGATTGAACCATTTCCATTGTCGTGAATTTCTGTGATTATCGGGATGCTTTTTCCGTCTGCCACTCCGTAGCCATTCGCGTTGCAGTCGTGAAGATCGACATTGTACAAGTCAAACCAGTGTCCATAAAAGTCACAGCCAAGATGGATGCCGTACTGGTCATATATACTATTCGCGCGTGAGAAGCACAGCATTGTTGTGTATGATCCTGCGCCCTGTGATTTCATCTGTGCGAATGCCATGTATTTTCCCTGATAGTCCAAGTCAAACACAAGCCCCTTGTGCGCGTTATTACCTGACCACTGGTTTGTTCCAATCTTTCCGACATAATATCCATCGCGATAGAAATGGTTTCCCTGTTCGTCAAATACGGCTCTTTTTTCTGCTGTTGATACTTCGCCGTTATAGATTGCCAGCTGTCCATATTCCAGCTGAATGTATTTGCTGTTATTGTTCCAAGCCACGCGCACATTGTAAGCGTTCTGTGTGATCTTCGTTCCGAACTCTGAACTATTCACTTTCTTATTGACTTCAGTCGTGATGCTGTCAGCCTGCACCTTGATCGCAGCCTTCATTTCTTCTGTTGTTGAATACTCTTTCAGCTTTTCATCGGTTGCACTGTTTGCGTTTTCTTCCGCTGTGTCCGCTGCTGACTGCGCCAGTTCGTTTGCACTCTTGATCTTCTCTGTGACTGTCGTCTTCGTTTCATAGGTCTTTGAAACTGAAAGATCAATCGCTTCAGCCTGCACCTTGATAGCCGCGTTCATTTCCTCTGTTGTTGAATACAGCGTCAGTTTTTCGTCCGTCAGGTCATTCACGCTTTTAATTTTTTCAGTGACGCTGGTCTTTGTTTCATACACCTTCGACACGCCCAGTTCGATTTCTTCTTTTGAAGCGGTTATGTGCGTTTCAACCTCTGTCTTCGTGTAATATCCATCTTCAAGAACTTTCTTCGCGCTACTGTTAGCGATCTTGATTGCTTCTGACTTCGCCTGATCTGTTGCTTCCTGCTGTACTTCGGCGAATGTCTTTGTCGCATTCGACAATTCAACAGTGTTGTTCTGTGGTGCTTCAGGATATTCCGTCAGCTTCACAATTCGCTGTTTTTCCTTTGTGCGTGTCTTCCTGCTAATCATCCATACTGTGTCGCCTATGTCATAATCAAACACGCTGCTGTATTTCTCTGACTGTCTTGCAAGGTCAATCACATCTGCTGCATAGGCGACATACGGCTTCGACATTTCGTCCAGTTTTGCGATGCCGTCTTCTATCAGGCTTGTCGTGTTTGTGTATCGCTCATCGCTCCACACATAGGTCTTGATCTTGCTGCTGTACTGATAATTTTCAAGATACGGCTTCCCCAGCCATTCAATTCCGATTCCGTCTTTTCCTAAAGGGATCAGGCGTGTATAAAAATCGTATGTGTCGGAAGTCACTGTCAGCTTCTTCAGATTCAGTCCTTCGATGAAGTATCGTCCGCGGTCTGATCCAATCTGTTCGTATATGTCGATTGTCTTTGTCAGGCTGTTGATCTTGCATTCTGTACGATATGTTGACAAACAGTCCTGAAGGATTTTCCATGCGTTCGTTTCTTCATCCTTGTTGATTGTCCTTTTCTTTGTGATCTGGCACACGCCAACCTTCCAGCCTGTTCCTTCAAAGGCAAATTCAAGACACGCCCTGATCGTCTGTTCCTTGCTTTCAAAGCCATAAGGGAAGACCGCGCCTTCCAGTTCTTCGACATTCAGCTGTGCTGTGTACTCATTGAACTGTGTGCCTGTCTTCCTTTTCCTGATGACATATTCGTCTTCTTTCGTCCTGATGTAGTATTCTTCTTTCAGAATGTCGACTTGCTTGCCGTCCGAAGGATATTTGAAAGTCAATTCCTTGTCGCCTGAATCAAGTGTCTTCACGATCTTTCTATCTTTGAAGCCCTTCAGGATTCCGACACGCTGCTTTTTGTCATTAAAAATCTGCATCTATCATCCTCCTATATCCACATAGGCTTGTACCTGATCCGAACGACTGCGTCTGCACTGGAAAACTTCAAGGCTGTCTGCGTCTGCGTGATTGCTGGAAACTTCCACAAGTCAACGCTGGCGAATGCGTCTGCACCATTGTTCGTGATGCGTCCTTCTTCGCCGTCAATGATGATTGTCTGTCCTGCTGCCAGCTGCTCCACGATGATGTCATCTTCAAAGCCGCTGATCTTGTAATTCTTCAATGCTTTCTTTGCATACACTTCAATGATTGCTGGTGCTTTTCGTGTCCCTTGTCGGTCAATCGTTGTCTGTGTGATTCCGTCATATTCCAGCTTTAGTTCATCGTCAAAAAAATAGCCTTCCAGTGCGATGTTCAGCTTGTATCTGGTTTTCACTTTCATTTTTGAATAGTCACTGCTTGCTGTGTACGCCTTGAATTTTCCTTTGTAGCCATCGACTTCAACAACGCTTGACTTCGTGAAATTTTCCAAAAATGCTGACATCGACCTGATCAGGCTGTTTCTATCCTTGCCCCTGAAGTACATGCACAACTTCAGCTGTCCCAGTTCCATATCTGTTTCAAATTCTGTCGGAAGAAATGCGCCTGTTACAATCTCATAATCGACAGCAAGCGAAGGTGGCAGCACTTCGGCTGTCAGCTGCTTCGCGTTGTATTTTCTTGCGTCAATACCATTCACTTTCATGCTGCCTTACCTTCCTTTCCTTTTATCTTCCACAAGCTGTTCATCCACTTTCGTGTATGTCTTGCTTGCCACTTCTTCGCCGTCAATGTATGTATGGTTTTCAACCTTCACATTCGTTCCTGACTCTATATTCTTCAGCTTTTCATCAAGTATTGAGTTCAATTCCTGATAGAATGGTTTTAGCGGAAGAATAGCTTCGCCGCCTGTTTCTGGTTCGCCGCCAGCAAGCAGCTTGTTTCCGTTCATTCCGAAGATCATTGAATCGTTCATAATACCACCGTTTTTGTACCAGTCTATTGAAAAGTGTGGTACTGATGGAGGATTCAGGCTGAAGCTTCCTGTGATCTTCGGGTGTGGTAATTTCAGTTTTGGAAGTGACCATGTGAAGTTGAATTTCGACTTGATCGCTTCGATTGCATTGTGTACAGCGTTTTTCGCAGCGTTGATCGGTGTTGTTATTGCGTTCTTGATTGCATTCCAGACCGATGTTGCTGTTGATTTTATGCTGTTGAACACGTTGCTGACTGTTGATTTTAATGTGTTGAACACGTTGCTGACTGTGTTCTTGATGCTGTTCACAACATTGCTGATCGTGCTGCTGATGCTGTTCCAGATAGATGTCACTGTTGACTTCACGCTGTTGAATATGTTGCTGACTGTCGTCTTGACCGCATTGAACACATTCGTGATCGTGTTCTTGATGCTGTTCACAACATTTGACACTGTCGTGCTGATCGCTGTCCACACTGTCGTGAATACACCGCTGACCGCGTTCCATACTGTCGTGATGATATTCTGGATCGTCTGCAATGTCGTCTGTATCTTCGTGCTGATCGTGTTCCAGACATTCGACACTGTCGTGCTGATCGCTGTCCACACTGTCGTGAATACACCGCTGACCTCGTTCCATACTGTCGTGATGATATTCTGTACAAACGTGATTGCTGTCTGTATCTTCGTACTGATTGCATCCCAGATTGAAATGATTGTATCTTTGCAGTTCTCCCAGATAAATCGGAACGGAACTGTCAAGATCTCAAATGCTGCGCTGAAGAACTCTGCAATCGCCATAATAACGACTGTGATCACGTTCTTGATTGTTTCAAAGACTGTTGATACAAAGTCCCTGATTGTCGTGAATATGTTGCTGACTGTGTTCCAGATTCCTGTCAGTACATCTGAAATTGTCGTGCTGACTGCTGTCCATGCCGTTGTTACTGCGTTCTTTATTCCGTCAAGCATACCTGTGAAGAACGATACAATGCCGTTCCAGATGTTTTCAAAGGTTGTCTTGATGCTATTCCATACTTCATCCCATGAAGTACCAAATAAGCCCAGAAAAGCGTCAGCAACGCCCTTGATTGTGTTCAGAATATTGCTGATATATTCCTTCAGCCCATTCCATACGCTTTCAAATATTCCTTTTACTGCATCCCAGCACCCCTGCCAGTCGCCTGTGAATAACGACGCGAAAAAGTCAAACACGCCTGTGATCACATTCAGCGTTGTTTCAATAATGTTTGCGATATTATTGAACACGCCTTCGATGATCGGTGCTAATATATTGCAGAAGCCTTCCCAGATTGCCTTGACCACTTCCCCGAAGTTTTCAAAATCAAATCCCAGTGAATTGAGCTTGTCAGTGATATGCTGTCCGAACTCTGTAAACACTGTTTTGATTCTGTCCCAGATTTCCGTGATCTTGTTTCTGAAGTCTTCATTCGTCTTCCATAAGGTCACAACTACCGCTGTTATTCCTGCGATTGCTGCAACTGCAATTCCGACTGGCGATGTGATCGCCGCAAGCGCGCCCTTCAGGACAGCCATGCCGCCTGTTGCTCCTGACGCTGTTGTTCCCATTGCCGCCAGCTTGCCAACAACTTTTCCAATCCCTGATGATAGCTGTCCAGATACGCTGATCGCTTTTCCGACTATCGTCAGCAAAGGACCAATCGCAGCCACAACGCCTGCAATCTTCAGAATCGTTTCTTGCTGCTGTGGGCTTAATGCTGCGAACTTGTCTGCAAGTTCTCCAATCTTCGCCACTGCCTTTTCCATGAATGGAAGCAGTGCATTTCCCACAGTTATTCCAATGTCTTCCAGCTTCGACTTCAGCTGTGTCAGTCTTCCCAGCAAATTGTCCTGCATTGTTGCCGCCATATCGGATGCAGTGCCGTCACAATTCTGCAATGCTTCAGCATAGTCACTGAAGGACATTCCGCTTGCAATCGCTTCATCTGACAAGCCAGACATGATTGTTTGTAATGCTGAAAACTGGTTCGTTCCTGCGATTGTCTTTGCAAGGTTCGCTTGCTGTTCGTCTGTCAGGTTATTCCATACGCCGCGCACTCCTGTCAGTATGCTTGACAGGCTGTTCATGTTGCCCTGCGCATCGTACACTTCAACACCATACTTCGCCAGTTCGGTTGCACAGCCTTTTGTATCTGTCGCAAGTCTTGTCATAATAGCGTTCAGGGCTGTTCCTGCTTCGCCGCCTTTAACGCCAGCGTTCGCCATTGTCATCAAGACTGCTGTTGTTTCTTCCACCGAATATCCCATTGAAGTAGCTGTCGCAGCGCAGTTTTTATATGCTTCTCCAAGTGCTTCGGTTGTTGTGTTTGAATGGCTCATTGCATAAGCCATTTCGTCTGCGAATTTTCCTGCGTCCTTTGCCGATAGTCCGAACGCTGTCAGATAGTCCGTGACGATGTCTGAAGCTGTTCCCAAGTCCATCGCGGATGCTGCTGCCAGATTCAAGATGCCGCCAATGCCTTCCAGCATGTCATCCGTCTTCCAGCCTGCAAGTGCCATATATTCAAACGCTTCGCCTGCTTCGGTTGCTGAATACTTTGTATCACGCCCCCACTGACGCGCTGATTCTGTCAGCTTGTCAGTTTCTTCTGCTGTTGCTCCGCTGATTGCCTGCACTTTTGACATCTGCTGTTCAAAGTTTGCTGCAACTGTTACTGATGCCGCTGCCACGCCGCCGATCGCGGTTGTGACCTTCATCATGTGCTGTCCTGCTGTTTGCACTGCCTGTCCGACTTTTCCAGCCTTTTCCGCGTATTCATCGAACTTCTGGCGCGCAAGTTCCGCATTGACATCACGAAGCTGCACTTCCATGTTCGCAAGGTCAGCTTCAGCCTGTGTGACTGCTGCCCCCTGCTTCTTGACTGCTGCTTCATACTTTGTTGTTTGTGCTTCGGTTGTTGCCAGCTGCTTTTCCGCTTTGTCCAGTTCTGTTTTTAATTTCTTTGTTTCTTCTGAATTTTCGCCAGTCGCTTCCTTGCTTTCCTCATAGGCTCTTGACAGTTCTGCGACTTTTGTCTTCAGTTCTTCGCTTTTTTTCTTGTTGTTGTCCAGTCGTGTTGTCAGCGTTTCATAATGTGTCTTGCAATCCGCGACTTTCGTCTTCTGGACATCCATTTTCTGTGTAAGTTCGCTGATCTTCGCCTTTAGCGCGTCAGATTTCGTGCCGTACAGTTTGGCATTCGCAGCAGCAAGACTGTACTGTGACGACAGTTCTTTCATGCTTGCAACCGCCGCTTTCATAGCCGACTGATATTCTGACATCGAAGCGCCGATCTTGATTGATGCCTGCGCCATGTATGCACGTTCCTTTCATCACTTTTCGTTGATGGTCTTGATCTCGAACGCCACATGATCCAAAAGGCTCATAATATCCGACTTCATAACATTTGAAAGTGAATCGTTCAGCCCTTTTATACACAGCTTGACAACCCTGTCCACATTGTCGCGGCACACTTTCCAGATGTTTTCATCGTCCAGCTGCTTTTCGGCTTCGTTGTAGCCGTTTTCTTCATCGTAATCATCGAACGCCGACTTCTCCTGTTCGACTTCATCTGGTCTGTTTGGGTTTAATTCAAGGAACTTCGGTGTGATGATGTCCTGCATCACAAAATGAATCATCTTTGCTGTTGCCAGCTGTTCTGCGACATCTGCCTTCAGCACTTCCCTTTCAGATATGCTGAAGATCATTTTCATAATTGCCGCATTGAATTGAAACGCAGATGCAACATCATCGCCGTTGTTCTTTTCCATAAGTTCTGTATATGCTCTGTACTTTTCAACCGATACTGACGTGCATATATATTCTTTTTCGTTGCACGTCAGCGTCAGTTCGGGTATTATTTGCCACTTGTAAAATTTTTTTGCAGCTTTTCGACCTTTCCGTTGACTTCATCGCCCAGCGATTCTTCGATCAGTGCAAATTCCATGATAATTGCTGCAACTCCCAGTCCTGTTTCCTTGTCCTTCAACTCGTCAACAGTGAACTGGTTGCCGTAAACCATGCAAATGCAGTCAAGCATCTTTCGGAACTGTTCTGCGGTATAAAGTCCGCTTTTCTTTTCAGTTCCCATGATGTCGTCCCTGACTTCCAAATATTCCATATAGGTGTCAACGTCCATCTTTGGCATTTCATATTCTTTGCCGTTTATAATTAACTTTCTTTTCATTGTGCTTGCCCTCCTATTATTCTTTTACGCCGCTTCTGTTGGCTCTTGTACCTTTCCGAACCAGTTTTTGATTGCTGCTGCTGCGTCCGTGTGTTCTGCCAGAAGGTTGCTTTCGTCAACCTGTGTTTCAAAGTTTCCATCACATGCGCGTTCGTAGAAACTGCCCTTCAGCGTTGCTGTCTGTGTTGTGACCTTGTCTTCCTGCGTCTGATAGTTGTCATCATATCCCTGACCGAATGTTCCGACATAAAGCCATACAAATTCATACTTGCCATTCAGCTTCTTTGCTCTATATCCGACAGCGACTTCAGGTGCTTTGTCGTCCTTGTTTTTCACAAGCCAGCCATTCTTGTATAAATGACCGAACAACATTGCTTTGTCCTGCGGTGCAAGCGAATTGACTTCAAACTCCACGTCTGTTCCTTCGTAGGTTTCAACTGTGTCCTCCACTCCATCATCGCTGTAAATCTTTTCAACGCTGAATTTATCAGACACTTTTCCTGAAATAGCACGCGCAAGTTTGACTGGTGTGCCTGCTGCGTATGCTGTCGCATCGTTCTGTGTTACTGGTGCGACATAAATGTCACGAAACGACTTTGTTCTTGATCTGATGATCTGCTTTCCTGCTTCACTCATCTTCGTCCTCCTGTTCTGCTTCTTCTGCCGCCATGAATCTTGCGGCATTCATAAATATTTTTGTATCTGTTTCAAGATTGTCATTTGCGCCCATGAATGCGAATCCTGCCTTTTTCATAAGTCGCCTGATTCTCTTTTTCAACCTGATTTGATCTGTACTTGACCAGATGCACACTTGCACTGCTGCAATCTCGACTTCTTCGTCATCGTCCGAATGTTCGCCGCCGTAGTCCCCCAGATTCCACACAGTCACATGCAGTCCCTTGATGTCTGCGTCATACCAGCCCTGCTGCACTGTGATTCCTTCTGCTTCCAGCACTTCAAGCGCATCCAGTGTCTTCTTCACAATGTCCATGTGTCATCCTCCCAGCTTTTCATTCAATAACTTCTGATATTCCTGACCTGCTATCGTGTCCCACTGTCCGCGGCATTCTTCCATTGTGTTGTAAAGGAAGTCTTGTGGTGGCTGTTTCGTTGTCCCCCATTCCACAAACTTCATGTAAAACCAGTTTTCTGCATCGCCCAGAAGTGTCCAGCCGACTTCGCCGCCCTTTGTTGTCACTTTCGTGGGGATATTATCCGCAGCATGTCCAGAAGGTCTGTATCCCTTCTTTCCTGACTTTGAATTGTCTGCCGACCTTGCCATAACTGCCTTCATTCGTGGTTCGGTATAATCAACAGAACGCTGGAATATCTGCTTGTTTGTTTTTCTGATTTCCGAATCGCTTGCAAGTGTTTCCAGTTTGTTTTGAAGTTCTTTCAGTCCTTCAAATTCAAAAGTCACTTTCATGCTGTTTCCTTCCCTGTGTCAGAATCTGACACATTTATGTGACGCGGTTCGCCTTCAGCTGTACATATTGCTTGTCATTCTGCCTGAAGTCCCTTGCAAATATGTTGTACTTTTCGCCTTCGTACTCCACGAAGTAGCCCTTCAGGTGTGCCGCTATCTCTTTGACCTTTTTGCAGTACCTGACCTTGTCAAACACAATCGTGTCTTCCAGCCTGATTTCTATTGCCTTGTACAGTTCTTTTCCGTAAAGGCTGCCGATCTCGCACCAGCATTCGTGATACAAGATCGGTTCTGCTTCCACACGCCTTCCTTCAACTTTCGTGTACTGATATTTGTATATTTTGACCTTCGCGCTTGACATATCACTTCAACCTTTCTTTCAACATCATTGACTGCACCGCGAATCTGACTTTGTCGTCTGTCGGTGCTGTTCTGTCCCTGTTGTCGTAGGCTTCTTTGACATACATGCAGATCAACAACTTCTGGCGGTTCGTGAGTGCTTCAGGGTTGAAGTCTTTTATCAGGTCTGTCATTTCTTCCAGCACTGCTGCATAAATCAGCTTGATTACTTCATCGTCATCGTCATAGTCAATGCGACAATATGCCTTCAGTTCTTCCAGTTCCATGTCTTTTCCTCCCTTCCTGAAGCTTGTTGCCATTAGCCAGCAACCTGAACTGTGATTTCTCCCTTGATGACTGCTTCTTCATCGAATGCCTGCACATCGAATCTGTCACGCACCTTGATTCCTGTCTGGTCTTTCGCCCATAAGTCGCCAGCTTCGGTTGAAAGTTCGATGCTGATCTTCTCTCTGTCAAATAAAGTGATTGCTTCCTTCAAATCGCCCATGTAGATCGGGTATTTGTACGCTGACACGTTGCTTCCGTCTGACTTAACTTCCACATTCTTCAGCACTTTGTTGCTGACTTTCTTGATCGGATATACACCGAAAAGAAGCATCTTTGACTTGTCTGTCACATCATGCTGCAAAATGTAGTCGCCGCGCTCGTCCTTGATCTTGTCAAGGTAGTTGAAGCCTGACTGGTTTGTCAGAACGATTGAAGAAGATGCAATCGCTGGATCAAGTGTCACGTTGAAGACATCCTTCAAGTCGTCATATCCGCTGATTGCCACTTCTTTTCCTGTTGTGATTTCTGCAAGTTTCTTCAAAATCGCAGCGTTTCTTGTGGCTCTTGACTTCTTCGCGATCCACTTATTCAGGAAGCCCAGAATGTTTTCTGCTGTGTCCTGAAGAAGTTCGCGTGTTACTTTCAGGATGCCGCCCTTCTTGCCGATCTTGTACTTGATCTGTCGCAATTTCGGTGTTTCTTCCTCTCCGAACTCTGCTGCTTCATCTACATCGTCCCATGGTGTTGAATCTGCATCTTTTTCAAGCACTCTACTTCCTGATAATGTGCTGACAGGCTCAACATTGACATACTGTTCAAGGTCGTCATCTGTCCTTCTTAATTCGTGGATGTCTGTCTGAATGTCCTGTGGGACTGTGAAGCCGCCGTCCTCGTCTGTCTTCTCCGACATTGCATCCATGATCTTCTTGTCTTTCTCGTCCATTTTTGTCTTGCGCATTCCGCAAACAATACGATTGACAAATGCACGCGCGATGTCTTTCTTTGAAGGTGCTTTGTCCTTGCCTTCAGCCTTTTTTGCTTCGTCCTTGTCAATCTGGTCTTTGATGTCCTCGTCCTCGTCATCCTCTAAATCCATAAGGATGTTGAAACGTTCCTGCATGTCCACAAGTTCTGCTTTCGCTTCCTTTGCTTCCTTTGTCTTTCCCTCATTCACAAGGGCTTTGATCGCGTTCTTCTTGTCATTGATTTTCTTCAGTAACGCTCTTGCTTCTTTGCTCATTGTTTTTCCTCCGTTTTCTTAAATTCCATACATGTACAGATCGCCCAGAATTTCTTCTGTTTCGTCTGCCTGCTGCTGTCTTGCTTCGATGTCTTCAGCTGTTTCAGTCTTCATTCCTGCTGGCGCATGTTTGAATCTGTCTATCATGTAGCCGACACATGCTGCGACTGCTTCCGCTGATTCATCCACTTTGATGTTGAAATAGTCTGAAGCGCGACACTCTGATGCTTCGCTTTCTGACATCCATGTTTCTGCATTGATCAGTTTTTCAAGCTGGTCTGCTGTCACGCCTTCCTTTGCTTTTGTCATGTAGATGTCTGTGATCATCTGCTGACAGCTGTCAAGCTGGCTTATAACCGCCGCGAAGTCGTCTGCATTGCCCCACGCCATTGTCAGCGGCTTGTGAATCATAATCTGTGCGCCTGTTGACACAATAATGTCATCGCACGCCATAAGGATCACGGATGCGATTGACGCTGCAATTCCGTCCACAATGCCTGTGATATGTCCTTTGTGGCGTTTTAAAATGTTGTATATGCCAATTCCTGCGAATACATCGCCGCCACAGCTGTTGAAGTACACTGTCAGTTCTGCATTGTTGTCAATGCCGTTCAGAAAGTCTGTGATGTCCTGTGGACAGGTGTCCTCTGATGTCCACTTGTCCCACGCCGAAGATACAATGTCGCCGTATATGTACAGTTCAACGCCGCCTGCTGCCGCGTCTTTGATCTGCATGAAGCCGACATTTTCAATCGTTCTTTTCGTTCGATTTCTTCTTGTGAAGTTCATTTTCTTCGCCATTGTCTTCCCCTCCTTCCTGATCGGTGTCAGGTTCATTCGTTTCGGCTGTTTCCTGCTCCTGTTCATCCTGATCCGTATTTTCGCCGCCTTCTGTGTTTGGCTCATTTATAGGATTGTCAGGATCGCTGTCTTCTTCAGTGTCCTGTTCTTCAGCTTTGTCATATGCCGCCCCGACTTTCGTCAGTGGCACATAAGTTCCATTAACAATCAGCACATCGCCGCCGTCCATGTCCATCAAATCAAGTTTTCTTCTGGCTTCGTTTACTGTTTCAATGCCGTTGTTGATTCCTTCCTTCAGGATTTCCATTTGTGTTTTGCTGTCGGTACGAAGCAGCACTTTTTCATTCATTTTGAAGTACAGCCCTTCTTCCACTTCGTCATCCGATAATAGCTTGTAGTTCACTTCTTCTTCGTACTGCTTCAGCACAAAAAGCATCGTGTCCACATAGAATGACAGCTGCTGCATTTCTGAATTGCTGTATGATGATTTTTCATAATCGTTGATCTGGTTCGGTTTAATTCCGAACGCTGCTGCGATCTGAAGTGCTGAATACTTTTTCAACTCAACAAACTGTGAATCTGTCAGCTTAATGTCCAGCGGTGTCAGCTTCATCCCCAGCGGCACAGGAAGAATCTTGCCTGTGTTCTGGCTTCCTGCTCCGAAGCGTTCAAAAGTCTGTCGCAGCTTTGTGGCTGCATCTTCATTCAGTTCGCCTGTGTATTCCAGTACCGCTTTTGCTGTCAATCCGTTTTTATATAGGTTGTTCAGGAAGCGTTGTGATTCAATCACGCCTTCGACTGTCTGCTTCAGGATGTATTGCACTGGAAGCCCGACTATTCCGTTCAGGCAATGCGAAGTCTTGAAGTGCAAGACATCTTCTGTCCTGAATATGTACTGTTCGCCTGAATATTCATCGCTGTACATATACCAGATTTTTCCCTTGCCTGCGAAAATGCCTTTGTCGTCAATAATGATCTGCACCCTGTCTGACGGCATGATCCACATGTCCAGTGCTTTGTATTCGCCGCCGTATTTCTTGCGCTTGAACTTCCTGCGTACATAGACATAAGCGTTCCCATAATGGTTTCTGTTCATTTCCACGGCGTTCCAGAAGGTTGTCGGTGTCATAAAAGGGTTCGGACGTTGCTTCATAAGCCTTGCAATGTCGTTGTCTATCGGCTCACTGATGCCCTTGTTTGTCTTCTGGTAAAGTTTCCACGGCATTTTTGCGACTGTTTCTGACATCATTTTCAAACAAGTGAAGTATGTCACGTCTGATGTCGGCTTCTTGCTTTCACTGTCGCGCTTAATTCCAACCCATTCCAGAAAGGATTCATCATTCAGCGTTGCTGTATCTGTTTCAATATTCATTCCGAATGCTTTCATAATTCCTTTGTTCAGTGTTTTCCACATGTTCAACCTTGCGCACCTCCCTTCTGTCGCAATTTCTCTGTGCCTGCAAACCAAATATCAAGGTATCTGTTGACATCTGGCTTGATTTCGCCCTTCATTGCCATCATCCATGCGTCAATAATTGCATCCACGATGTCAATTCGTTCTGTCGTGTATTCCTTGTCAATCTTGATTTCTCCGAAGCTGTTCGATGTCGTCTTCGCGTTTGCAATAGACCACTTCATTGCTTCGTTTCCGTCATGTTCGACATGTCCTGCTTCCAGTTCCAGTCGGAAGTCCACTGTCGGATCGTTTAACTCTCGCGCCGACTGTTTGACAGCAATGCTGTCAAATCCAAGTGCTTCCAAATCTGTCAGGAATGCGGAAGCATTGTGCGGATCGTAACAGATCCACTGCACATCCAATTCATACAGCTTCACGATCTTCTTCAGGTACGCAATAATGTACTTGTAGTCAGTTTTCACACCGCCCATTGTTTCAGTCACTTCGACCAGTCCTTGTCTGATCCATAGGTCATAAGGTACGCGGTCAGTCTTGATGTGTTCTTCAACCCTTCGCTTCGGGATGAAGCTGTGTGTGTGTACGAAGTAGCATTTGTCTTCGCCTTGCATGAATGGGATCACGATTGCGATTGATGTCAAGTCGCCGCCTGATGACAGGTCAAGTCCGACATAAGCCTTCTGACCTCTGAAGTCAGCCAGTGTCTTCTTGACTGCTGCCCTTGTCCAGACATCCATGTCCTTGATATAGACATCATTCGTCCACTGAATCCACATGTTAAGCTGCTTGACGATGAAGTCGCGCAGTGTTGATCCTCCCATTTCCTTCGCCGTTGCAGCAATCGGGATCATGTTCTGCAATGCATCCCTGTCATATTCCAGAATCGGGTTCGCCTTGATCCAGTTTTCAGGTGTCCACATATCGTCAGATTCATTCATCTGCGCGATGTAAATGAACTGTGAATCATTGCTCGCAACACCCTTCAGGACTTTCACACAGTATTCATACAGCGCAAAACACGGCGATTTCAGGTCAAATCCTGCTGTCGTGATCACGCTGATCAGTGCCGACTTCATTTTCTTGATGCCGCCTTCAAGCAGCTTGTACATCTGATCGTCTTTGTGTGCGTGATATTCGTCCACGATTCCCAGATATGGTCTGAATCCGTCAATCGACTTCGTGTCGCCTGACAGTGCCTTGATCTTGCTGTGTGTGATCTTGCAGTCGATTGTTGAATTGTGTTCGTGAATCTTGAAGCACTCTGACAAATCGCTGTCGGAATTTATGAACTTCACAATTTCGTTGAAGACAATCATCGCCTGATCTTTCTTTGTGGCTGTACAGTAAACCTGACCATATTTGTACTTGTCAAAATTGCCGTAATAAGCCGCCAGAATACCATTCAGGAATGACTTGCCGTTCTGTCGTCCCAGCTGTATATAACTGGTTCTGAATCGTCTGTGATGTCCGTCTTTAGTTCTCCATCCGTTCAGGCTTCCCAGAATGAAGCACTGGAATGGATATGCCGTCACTGGCTGTTCTTCTTCGCCTTCCGCAATAGTCAGTGTTTCAGCGAAGTCAATGATCCTTTCTGCTTCTTCAACATCAAAGTAATAGCGATATGGCGCAGCTTCAGCCGCTTTCATGTCGTCTATATGTCTTTGACATGCTGCTTTGACCAGATCGCCAGCAACAATCTTGTCCGCAAGGACATCCAGCGCGTATTGTGTAGTTCTATCTGTTGTCATGCGTTCGCCTTATGCGAATTTCGCGAACTTGTTTTCTTTCGGTGTTTCCTTGTCTGCTTTTGGCACTACAAGGCGACAGCGGCTTGACACTGTCAGTCCGAAGTCCGCAGCCCCCTGACGACACTGCTTGAAGTATCTGTCTTGAAGTAGCGCAAGTCTTTCCACTTCTCCGTTCACGACTTCTTTTCTGATCTTCACTGGCTGTCCGTATTCATCCAGCTGCTTTGTCGCGATCTCAATTTCCACCATGATCGGTTGTCTGTTCAGTTCTTGCGTGACTGCGATGTATTTTTCTTGTGCGATGACCAGTCTTGCAAGTGCATCAACATCAAGGTTTGATATAAGGTCAATCGCACGAAGTTCCTTCACGATTTTCTTGAAGGTTCTTTTCTGTGTCGGCGATAAGTATTGCGGTGCTGTCACTTTATCCGCAGCCGCTTTCACTTCTGTTCGCTGACGTTCTTCAATTTCTGCTTTTGTCAGGTGTTTTTTGCCTTTTGCTTGTACCAGCGCGATCGGCTGTCGTTGTCCTGCCATTCTTCTGCGACCTCCCTTCTTTGCTGGTTTCCTTGCGGTGTGTCAGATTCTGACACGCACCCTTTTCGGATGCCCTGATCTGGATTTTCCGTGGGGAGTTTTCTCCACGGAAAAGGGGAAGCGCGACTAAATAAACTTAACCCGATACTTTTTCATACTCCCCCTGTCGCCTTCCAGTGGCGTTCTATCAGGTCATACAACATCTTTTGTGTCGCTTTTTTTGTCTGTTCATCCTTGCTGTACAAGGCTTCAATGATTCCATGGCTGTGATTGCTCAATGGGATCAGATTGGTTGCATCAAGTCGTCTGTTCCAGTCGTCTTCAATAGGTGTGATATGATGCACCATGTCAGCTGTCTGTATTACATGCAGCACATAGAAGGCGTATATATCAACACCATCAAACCGTCTGATTGTTTCGGCTCTTGTCTTCCTCCACTCACTTGATACATAGAAGGCTGCTGTCTTCTTGTTTCTTCGGTGTTTGTTATATTCCATGTGTCTTGACTGCTGCCCTGCTGCCTTCGCTGCACAGGCTTCACATTCAGCTATATTCTGTGGTATTAAAGCCCCACATCTGCACTTGTGAAATAACAAACCCTTGCACCGCCTTCCTACTGCTGCATATGCTTCATATATCCGTCTGTATAGGTTCTATACGCAGCCGCTTATATATGCCCCTTATATATGCCCTATATATGCGCCCCTGTCAGGTATGCCCCTATATAAAGCCTTGTTTTTATGCTTCCTGTGGATGCCCTTATATAAGCACCCACATTCCGCAAATAAGAGGGCAGAAATGCAATAAAAAAGACCGATTCAACACTTCTGTGCTGTTTCGGTCTTTCTGTACAACATTTCACGATACTATTTTACTTTAGGATGTCCCCTATAAAAACCCTCACTTTTCCCACGCTTTTCCCATGCTTTCGCTGTCGTTTCCCTCGAAAAAAGCCTTTTTCAGATCGCGTTTTTTCAAATTCCGTTAATTCCGAATAGTTTGACAGACATTTTCTTCAATATCGCCTTGCACCAGTTTGAAGGGCTGTTTTTTCCACAATCCAGTTGATCCGCAATTTCTTCAAAGGTCAATCCGTCAATATAGTGCATTCTAAACGCTTCATACTTGTACAATGTGCCTTCTCTCCTGCTTTCGGCTTCCAGTTCGGTCAATGCCCTGTCAATGTTAATTATCATCATCGCCGTGACCATTTTTGCTTCCTTGACAGATTTCAGCTTTGCATTTTCGCCCTTCAGGACGCTGTATGCTGCTTCCGTGACCTCTTCTTCTTCCGTGATCGCATTATTTATATATTTTTTCAGGTCAATATATGATTCCATCAATCTTCGTGTGTTATACAGTGTTTTCTTCTTTTCTGCCCTCTTTTCTTCGATTCTGACTTCAGCAAATGCCCTTCGCACCGCGATTCTGATTGCTTCCGTCATGTCCTGCTGTGTTTCATCGCTATTTTGCACATTGCACACCTTCTTCCTACTTTTCAGGCTTTCGCCTTTTATTCTTTCTGGCTTTTTCAAGTGCCTTCGCCCTGATCATCGGCATTCCTTTCATTTTGCGCCTGTTGTTGCTGATCAATTCCTTGCGCAGCTGCAATCCTGTCCATTTTGTCTTCCTGAATGCTTCTGTGATTGCTTTCCCTACCTGTTCAAACGCTTCCGTGATACTCTTTACCATTTTTCTTCCTGTTTCCTGCGCCCACTTTGCTGTCGATTCAAGCAGCGCTTCGGCTTCTTCTTCAGGAAGTCCGCTGTATTCCGATACAGCTTTGATCGTTTCTTCTTTTGTCCATTCAGGATCAATCTTCAGTCCTCTTGTGACTGCTGCCAGTTTCATCACATCTGCACTGATGTTTCTTTCTGCTTTCGGCTGTTCTGTCGTTTCTTCTGGTTCAGGTTCTTCCACGACTGCTGCCCTGACAGCTTCCTGTCTGTCTTCCGCAATCAATTCCTGTGTGCGTTCTGCAATTTTCTCTGACAGATCGTCTTTTTCTTCCTCCTGTGGCTTCGCACGCTGTCCCACAAGCCTGTTTTTTATCTTTGTTGCATATTCCTTCAGCTTCATGTCTTTCACTCCTTCCTGCGCCTTTATGTAAAAGGCAAATCGTCAACGCCGTCTGGTATGTTCATAAAACCATCGCCGCTGTCTGGTGCTGGCTGTGGTCTTGATTGGTTGTCGCCTGCCGCCGCTTTACTTTCCGCAAACTCGACCGATTCAACAACAACTTCCGTTGTGTAAATCTTGCGACCTTCTTTGTTTGTATAGCTGCCAGTCTGAATGCGTCCTTCAATCACAAACTTTGTTCCCTGCTGTCCGTACTTCTCCATGAACTGTCCTGTCTTTCCGAATGCCACACAGGAAATGAAGTCAGCTGACTGTCCTTCCTGATCTCTCTGGACTCTCCTGTCAACCGCAAGTGTGAATCGCGATATTGCCATAGGCTCTGCGCCTTCTGTATATCGTGTCTGTGCATCCCTTGTCAGCCTTCCCATCAATATGACCTTATTCATTCTTCTTTGCTCCTTTTTGCTCTTTGATTCCTTTGGCTGCTGCCTTGATTATCTCTGTAACAATCAGGATGATCAGTGCTGTCAGGACTGCAATGAATCCCAGCTGCAATATAATCACGATAATTCCACCCAGATTGCTGATCGCCTGTTCAATCCATATACTTCGCATGTTTTTCTATCTCCTTCGGTTTATAATGTCTTCATAAAGTTTCTTGTATGTGTTGCGTTCTGCTTCAAGCCGTATAATGCAATCGTGTTCGCTTTCAAGTACATCATCGCTGCTGTGTGATGCCCCCCCCCGATTGATTTTCGGGTTCTGGCTGTGTGTTTGCTCCTGCATCCAAATTCAAAGCTATCTGAAGCGCAATGTCTATCTGCTGCATTTCTCTGTCGGTCACGCTTCCGATCCTGTTGTTTAATCTTTCCACGCTGATTGTTGTCGGCTGTTCGCATAGTGCTTCCGACACTCTTCCAGTTGTTCTGATTGTCACATGTGTTGACATGTCTTTCTTCGGCTGTGATGTCAGGAACACAACGACCACATCGCCGCTGTGTTTGTTCAGGAAGTCAGCCGACACAATGACGGCTGGTCTGTCCTTCCTGATCTCGTTTCCTCTCTGTCCTCTGTTGTTGTTGATATAATACACATCGCCGCGTCTGACATCGAACTGCCGCTGTGTCTTTGTGAAATGTTCATACATGTTTTTATTCCTCCGTATATTCTGCGTACTGTTCTTTTAGCATCTTTGCACGCGCCTGAATGTCGTCTGCAAGTTCTTTTTCTTTATTCTTGTATGTCTGCGCCCTTGCTGGTCTTCTTGCCCTGATCGCGTTCTTGACTGCCGTCTGAAGCTGTCTGCGCTTCTGAATCGCTATTCGCTGCACCCTGTCAGTGATTGTGATTGTATAATGTGTGCCACAGATCGGGCATTCATAATACTGTTCGATGATGTCGTTGTGTTCCTCGTCCTGTGTGATCACTCTGTTTTGAATCTCTATCATGTCAGGTGTGAATGTTGCCGCACATTTATCGCAGATTATTTCATTCATGCTGTTTCCCCTTTCTGCTGTTTATGCCTGCTGAATCTTAATCATTTTCAGCAAGAATCTTGCTGACAGTTCTTCTTCTTTCTCTTTTCTTTCCTCTCTTGTCATGCCTTCCTTGTCGTCAAGTTCTGCAATCTCGTCCAGAATGTCTGCTGCTTCTCTGAATGTCTGCGCCATTTCCTTAATTTCTTCTTTTGCCTGCATGTCTTTTCCTCCTATGCTCCATATTGTAGTGTTCTGTTGTCTGCGTCCTGTCCTGTGCCTGCTGCTGCTTCCTGAAGCGTTTCTTCGACTTCTCCCAGTCCTAAAATACAATAGCCGTCTTCAAGCCCTGTGAAATCTTCCAGCATGTACACAATTTTCTTTGTGATTGTTCTGCCTGTCGTTGTTCCGTCCTTGTATTCATGCAACACGATTGTGTCGCCTTCTTTATAGCCGCGGTCATTCTTTCGCAATTCAAATGTCTTTCGCCCTGTTTTGACATCATCAAAGAATGTTGCCCCCAGTTTCACATCATGCGCTTTCTTTTCCTGTTGTGAAGGAAGCTGCTGCATCTTTTCTTTGTCTGCCTTCTCGCGAAGTTTCTTTGCTGTTTCTCTGTCAATTGCGTCCTGTTCTTCGCTGTATCTTTCTTCTTCAGTCTTTTCGGCTTCTGCCTTGTTGATGTACCGATCACAGCTTTGACATGTTCCTGTCTTCACATTGCAGTCTGAATATCTCTTGCAGCTATAACACAGCGATGTGATGCTTTCAGGGTGTGCGTCTTCCCATTCGTCTTCGTCCTCTGTGTCCTCTGCATCGTCTTCAGGTTCTTCAATCTCTTCTTCTGTTTCTGTGAACTGGTCAATGTTCATTTGACCTTCAATCTGTTCCGCTGCTGCCTTTTCCTCCTGCTGCTGCTTGATCTCTTTCACTTCCTTGTAGGTCAAGCCGTTTTCCTGATAGCGTTCCAGCATTTCTGCTTGTGTTTCTTCATTCATTCCGCTGATCATATAGGCAGCAGAAAAAGTCAGGCGACCTTCTTTCAGTTCTTTTGAAAACTCAGGGATCAGACGCTTGTTGATGCTCTCGATCTGTGCAACCTTTGTCGGTGCTATTTTCAAGAAATATGCAACGACATCGCGAATGCGACCGCTATTCAGGTCAATTCCCATGATCTTTTGTCCGTTTTCCTTCATGCGTTGCAATATTTTCTTCAGCTTGTCTTCTTCTTCCAGAAGGTCTGACACCGTCTTGTTTCTGTAATCATTCGCGATGATCAGGCGAAGTGTTTCTTCTTCCTCTGACGCTGGTGTCTGAATCTGACATGTTGCCTTTTCAAATTCTGTATAGCCTTTTTCAACAAGTATCTTCAGCGCACGCCATCGTCTTTCCCCTGCTATGATTCTATATTCGCCCCTGTCGCAAGGATCGTGGACGACTTCAAGATTTTCCATCAATCCAACAAGCAGAATCTTTTGTGCCAGCGGTTCGATGTCCTCAACCGAATAGAAGTTTTTATCATTGCTGTACATTTTATTGATGCTGACATCCTGTGTCCTGAAGTGTGCCTTCGGTGTGTTGTCCCCGACTGCTGCCTTCTTTGCGTTTGCGTTCAGCTGTTCCATTACATTCCACGCCATTGTCAGTCCTCCTGTTCTCTGAAGCATATTTCTATTGCTTTCAGTTCTTTGTCTGTTGTGTTGCTTAGGTCAATGTGTGTGTCATCGTCTAAATAATCTTTTTTATTTATCATTGACCTGATCGTCTTTTTCAGTGCTTTTGTATCGACAACAATCTTCAATGTTTCCCTTGCCTTCGATAGTGCCATAGCGATCTGTCTGTCTGTCATTGGTTTGCTGTCAATCTCTTTGACCTGTTTCCAGAACTCTGTGTCTTCAATCTCGTAAAATTGTGACATTCTGTCCTTGAATGCAGTCAGTCTGTTTTCCGCATACTCTTTCTGCTCTGCTGCTGCCTTCAGCTTTTCATAGTCTTCGATGCTGATTGTGACTTGTCCTTTCAATTCCATCGCATTCCGTCCTCCCTTCTTCTCATTTTGTCCAGTTTCAATGTCACTTTCGGAACTCCGATGCCAGCTTTGCGAAGGTGTTCTGAAAGCCTTGCAAGGTCTATGACATAATTTTTTTCATATATGTTGCCATGTATTTCGTCAACGTAGTATTGCGCTTCGTTGCCGTAGATCGTTATGTCGTTGTGCGCAATCAGAAGCGTCTTGATTTGATATGCAAGCGTCTTCCCTGTCCTTCTTCCTTCATACGGATATGTGATGCCTTCTGACAGGATATATTCTGACTGCCATGTTTCAAGTTTTATTCCCAGCGCATGTTCGATTCTGTCAAGTGTCTTTTCGTTGCAGCCGCACATGTCCGAATGTAACTTTGCAACCGCATTTCGTGTCATTGCGTCTGCGCCATATTCATCGCCGTCCGCTAATGTAAAGGAATACGCCCTGTTTGTTTTTGTATTTTTAATGTACACAAGATTTCTTTCCAGCGTTCCTTCCGTCTGCCTGATTTCGACTTTCAGATTTTCTTCGTTTTTTGTGATTCCTGTGATTATCTCATACACTCCCATGTTCACACCTCTTTCATCAATTCATATGTTGCTGCACGATAGTCCTGCGTCACGATGCAGTTTTTTGAAAACTTTGGAAGCGGCACTTGTGCGACTGTTGACTTCTCTGCGATTATTGATCGCCTGATCGCTGTCGCAAAGCAATCGTGTCCTGACTGTGTTTTCAGCCATTCTTCAACCTGAAGTGTCGTCTGGTTCTTCTGACGCATCGTCATCAATACTTTCATGCGAATGTCAGGATTTATCCTTCTGAACGATGTCAGCTGACTGTCCATGTTTGCAGCAGCTTCAATCTCGAAGCCGCCGATCTTGACAGGCACGATCACAAGGTCTGCTGCAATCATCACATTTGTGACTGTCATGTCCATAATCAGACCACAATCAACAATGCAATAATCATATATAGTTCTGACTTCATTCATTGCTGCTGCAAATCGAAGAATCTGATCTTCTCCTTCTTCCTGAAGCAGTGTCATGTTTGTTCGCATCAAATATCCGTTCGCTGGTATTATGTCAATATTTCCATATGGTGTTGTTCGGATCAGGTCTGTTGTCGAATATGCGCCGCCTGCTGCCTGATGATTTTCAAGCAATTCCGACATTCCCTGTCCTTCAGGATCGAATCTGTCATATAAAAGTGACACGTTCCCCTGCTGGTCTGCATCGCAGATCAATACTTTCTTTCCTTTTTCTTCGCCCATGATGTAGGCGATAGCTGCTGCGGTCATTGTCTTTCCGATGCCGCCTTTTTGATTCATTACTGCTATTATTTTCATTGATGTGCTTTCCTCCTGTTTATTATTTTCATGTTCCTTCTTAACCTTCTCGCGTGTTCATCCGTCACAATGTATTTGTCACAATCTTGAAGTCGCCTGTCTGTTCCTTTTCCGTCATAATGCTTGCAATAGTCACATGTGAAGCAAGGTTCTTTCATTTCTCCTGTGCATGTGTCTGGCGTTTCCACATTGTTTGCGCAGTGGCTACACACGCAACCGCCGCAAGGAAAAGCATATTGTTTTCTGACTTCTTTTCGCTCTGGCTCTTTCGGTATGATCCCAAGTTCCTGCAATGTGATTTGATGTGCTTTTCTATCGTCTTGCATTTCTTTCCTTCTTGCTGTTCTCCCAGCTGATCACTGCTTCCCTTGCCCTGTCGTATAGGTCTGTGTCGTTCGCTTCTTCAATCTTGATGATCTGTTGTCTGTCTGCTCCTTCGCCCTTGTATATTTTTATCCAGCCGTCATCGTATATTGAAGTGTGGCTTGACATCCGCAGCCCATACCTTCTTGCAATCGGTCTGTATATGTCATAAAACTGTCTGACTGCTGCCGCATATCCGTTCATGTCCTACACCTTCAGCGGTTTCACTTCGCCGTCTTTCCATACGCTGTTGTTTGGCTCTTTCATGCGTTCTGCTGTTTCCGTGACTGCGGTGTCTGAATCTGACACATGAATGTGTGTCTGTAAGCGCTTCAAATTCAAGTATTTTTCAAGAGCTTCAACCGCGTCCCTTGCCGTGTAACATGTCGCGACATAGTGTCCTGCTGCCGCCATATCGGTCAAGAACTCTTTCTGTGACGGCTGGTGTCTGCCCTTGTCATACTTCATTTCGATGTACAGTCCGCAATATATTCCTTTTGGGTACGGAAGACATAAGTCCGACACGCCTGACTTCACGCCCATCTGCTTCAGCTTTACTGCTTCGGCTCTGTTCCTGCTGCCGCCGTTCGGGATGTGATGCAGCCATTTCAGTTCAGGATATTTCTGCATCTGCCAAGAAGCCCAGCTGATGACATTGATCTGTTCGGTATCTTCCGAACGCATCGCATACTTCATATTCATCGTGCTTCCTCCATCTTCTTCATGTCCTGCATGATATCGCCAGTGAATCCCAACTGCTTCATTTTCTTGAATGCGATCAGGTCTTTTATGCCTGACATCTTTATGATCCAGTCCTGAAGAAGTGATCCTGACTTTTTATACATATCCCTAACTTCTTCCCTGTGTGCTGCCAGCACATCCGCTGTGCGTGTGATGATGATTTTTCTTTCAATGCTGTTCGGTGCGATTCCTTTTCGGTTCAGTTCTTCTTCAATCACTTTCACTGCGTAGATTTCTGCGTTCGTGACTGCATCTTCCAAGCACAATCTTTTTTTGTTGTCCACTTTTATTCCTCCTTCGTTTCCTGTCTTTCTTTCTCTGCCTTCAGCTGTGCTGCTCTTTCCATGATCGCTGTGTTATAGCTGTATTTATACACACCATGATTCCACAAGTTTTCCTTTGCGCCTGCTGCTCCGTAGTTGTAGACTGCCAGAACGTAATATGGACGCACATCTTCTGGAACTTCCTGCAAGCTGTCCTGAATCTCCTTCAGGTAATCAATGCCGACTGTCACATTCTGATAAGGATTTGTCAGATCGGTGCAGTTCAGGCGTTGCATTCTTTCTTTGTGCCATTTCTGCGCTATCTGCATATACCCCCATGATGTTCCGCCATCGCCTGAAGCGTTCCAGTTGCATTCGCTTTCCTGTTCGATCAGCGCGAACACCATTTCATAGTCAACACCATAGTTCTGACACACGATGTATGTGTATATCTGCGCCATTACTGGAAACTTGCCGCCTGCTGCCTTGCATTCGTCTGATATTTCGTGATAGCAGAATCCTTCCATGTCTTCGCCACTCCAATCCTGTGACATTGTATTGAATGGATATTCTTCATCTGCATCCAAGTCACTTTCTGTTTGTTCTTCTGCTTCGCTTTCCTGTTCTGTTGCCGTCTTTCCTTTTGCACTGATCATGTCGCCGATCGCAAATCCCAGCATTACCGACACATATATTGTGATGAATGTGATCAGGATTGCTGCTGCCGTCTTCGGTTTGCGCTGAAGAAAGTTCTTTGCTGCCCTGATGATGTTATGTGTTGCATCGTGCAGCTGTCTTCTTCTTCGTCTTCTTCTTCGCTGTTTTCTGCTTAACCTTACTTGTTGCTTTGTCAATCTTTTCTCCTTTCTCTGGCTGTCTGTACATTCTTGCGTATATGTAGAATCTGCCATTCATGTTGTTATATCTGACTTCATACGATGTCAGCTTGTAGCCGTCTGCTGCATACCATTTCTTCAGCTTGTCTTCAAGTTCGCATCGTCCTGTCACGACTTCGTCAATGTCCTTCTGCTTGAACTTATAGTGGTTTTTATGTACTTCAGGCTTTTTCAGTCCCTTGCTGGCTTTCCATGCTTTCTGATACTTCCCGACTGGCTTTGGCTCTTTTCCCTTCTTGTCAGGGTGCTTCTGCTTTGTGATGTAGTTCGCCATTCCTGACAGTCCGTTTTCGTCCTTTTGAAGCCTGCGCAGCTGATTTCTGCGCCCCTTCTTCCACTTTTCTTCAACCGCTTCCAGCCCCATGTCGCCATCGCACACAAAATGATGATGCCAGCGTCCTTTGTCTGAACACTCTGTCACATACACATAACGCAGCTTTGCAAGTCCCTTCTTCCTTCGCTCATAGTTTAATCGTCCTATGTACAGCGTCATATCGTGCTTCGCTTCTTTCATGCTGTTCGGCATGTTGTCGTCCGTATATGTCAGTGTTCCCCAAATGTCATTGTCCGTGAAGTTCGCATTGATCGTCCGTTCACATTCCTTCCTGCTGTTCTTCTCATTCAGGTTTCTTTGTGCCTGTCTTTGCTTCTTCAGCTTTGCTTCGTCTGGTATTTGCTCTTTCTGTCCTCTTCTGAACTCTGGATATATTTCAACATCCATCTGCTCTGCTGCCTTTATCTCCTTAGTGGCATATATTGATCTGACCTTGCCTTCATTCAGCATCCTGCACATGTTGTCTTCTTCCAAGTCAGTCAACATCTTCTGGTATGCTGCTTCATAGTCATAATCTATATACACAGCTTTCTTCCTTCTCTTCATGTCCTTCTTTGCTCCTGTTATAGATATTTATATATTTCTTTGATTTGTTACTATCTATTACAAGGACGCGAAGCCTTTTGAAAGTCCCTGATTTATTGACTTTTTTGGAAGTCTGCTGTATAATTTTTTATAGATGTGCAGACCTTAAAAAGTCACAATCTGGATCGCCTTCGGAAGCCGCCAAGCTAGTCCGAAGGCTTTCTTTTTTTGTCCTTCAAGATGCTTTCGCTGCCTTTGTCTTAATCTCCGACAACTGTACCCTGATTCCATCATTCCTGTTCGACAGGATCATTGCTATTGCTTCAAATATTCTTCTTGCATCTGGTGTATTCATGCGTTTTCCTCCTTGTATCTGTTTTCCCAGAACGGACAGTCTTCTGTTTCTCCGAATCTCTCCGCTTCTTCCTCTGTCATTTCTTCTGCTTTTTCACAACCTCCGAACATTGTTGCTGTTGTGCTTCCATACGGCACAGAATCCCAGTAAGCGTTCTTGCAGTCATAACATGTCTTTGTTGGTCTGCTCATGCTTTTTCTCCTTCTTCAGATAATCAAATATGTATCTGACTGTTTTTTCGTTCCATCCATTTCCGATTGCTTTTCTCGCATCACTTTCCGTCATTCCTTCTGTGTAGCCGTCTGGAAGGTTCTGCAATCTTTCCGCTTCCCTGACAGTCACTTTTCTGATAACTCCGTCCAGCAAATAGCAGACATTGCAGCTGCAATCCAGTGTCGGGACTTTTCCCTTTATTACTCGCCCCCTTCTTGTTTTGCTTGTCGGGAACTGAAGATTGATGCCGTCACATTCATTCGCTACAATGTAGCCCAGCTTCGTTGCCTGTCTTATTCTGATTTCCCCTTCAGCTTTGCTGACAATCTCTCTCTCTCTCTGATATGGTTTTGTCAAACCATATCCCATGGTCTTTTATAAAATCGTTTCTATCTTCTGCAATTTCCCTGATCGTTGACTGGATTGCTTCTGGCTGTTCTATCTTTGCAATATCCGTCCAGTATGTTCTTTCTCTTGCCTGCGCCGTGTGTAGCCTGCTGTCAATTATCACTGGATTGGTTTTTACAAAGTCTGTGATTGTCTGCTGCCACTCTTTCTTCATCCTGACGTTTTCAAGCATGAACTTCGCTTCTGGATTTTCTCCTTTTACCTTTTCCCAAATTTCCACAAACTCAAGAAACAACGCACTTCTCGGATCATCAAAATTTAAATGTTTTCCATTCCGACTAAAGCCCTGACATGGACTTCCACCTATCACAAGATCGATTCTTCCAAGCTGTGATATGTCTATCTTTTTCACATCCCCCAGTTCAATGATTTCTGGATGATTTTGCTTTGCTGTTTCAATCGCTTTTGTTTCAATTTCACTAGCATAGTATTCAGTGACTTCTATTCCAGCATTTTTCAAAGCCAGAAGCCCTGTCCCTATTCCGTCAAACAGTGATAAAACTTTCATCGCACCACCTCATTTGATATGATCTCTTACTGTTCTTTTGCTTCCTTCAGCATTTCAAGCCATGCTGTTCCGTCATCTGCAATCCTGATCGTTTTGCTCTTTACATTGTGCAAATTGATCATCTGTCTGCATGTTGGACATTCGTGCCAATCATCAAAAGGCTGCTTCGTTGTCATGCAGACCGCGCCACACTTACTGCATCCGAAGAAGTACATAGTTGCTTCAAAATGTCGTGTTGTATTCTTCAGTTGCTTTTCAAAGTCGTTCAACTCGTTCAGCTGTTCTTCCCTTTTATCTCTCGCAGCTTCCTGTCTTCTGTATGCGCCGCCTAGTCCGTAATAACTTACTGTGTCGTGCATTTTTCTTTCGTACTCGTCACGTTCTTTGATCAGTTGTTTCCTTCTCTGGTCAATGACTTTTTGTATTCTGTCTTTCAAGTTCATTCCTCGCATCTTCTATCCCTCAATTCTCTGTGTCATGCTCTTATCTTTCATTGCTGACATAGCCATCTGCATTCGCATCGCATCTTCGTCAGACATTTCAGCATCGTCTTTCGGTCTTATTATCATTTCTTCTTTAGTCGGAAAAATCTTGTGTTTCTGTACGAAGCACTTGAAGAAGAAGTCGTGTTCTTCTTTCCATGTTTCACAGTAAAATTCATATTCAATCCCGATCTGAATTGCCTGTGCTTTTGTACACTGTACGCCCTGAATGGTTTTCTTTCCTTTTCCTGATCTGTAGTGATACATCTGATTCAATCCGTCTTTTCCTAATACTTTGTATATTGTCTGTTTCAGCAAGCGCAATTCAAAGTCGTTGTGATATTTCCATTCGTGGTCTTCCAGCTTGTCATCTGACAGATCGCTTTCTTCAATGTTGTATTTTTTCATAAGCTGCTGCAATTTCTTCTGTGCGCCTTCTTTTTCGCCGCCCACTCCACGTTCCGCAAGTCTTTGCAGCTTCTTCATCAATTCGATTTTCTTTTCATCAATCATCGTTCATTCTCCTTCACATACTGCTTTCGCAAAGTCCAAAATATTTTTTTCAACATTCCCCCTTCTGGTCATGTATTATGCTGTGTCGTTTGTTTTCGCATTAAAAACATTCCTAAAACCTGTTGACTATCCATGTGTAATTCTGGCAGTACACACACGCCGCTATGTTTTCACAGTATTCATCCGACTGGCTTTCAGCTTGCCATCGTCAGGATGAAGGTTGCCGTCCTTCATCGACAGGGCTTGCGCCCTGTTTCGGCTGTCAGTCTGATATTTCGTCACAATTCTTGCTGTATTCCCAGTCTTCCGATTCATCGTCAAACCAGTGGAATGTACAGCCTTTTCTTCCGTCCACGTCTATTGTTCCGTAGAAGTAGCAGCCTTCGCAGCCGCCTTGCGCTTCGTATTCTTGCAGTGTCATTCCTTGTCGTCCTCCTGCTCTGTTGAATATCTTGATATTTTCACAATCTTCTGTGTCGGTATGTCATCCATGTACATATATGCTTTGCAACCGAAGAAGGCTTCGTTGTGATCGTGTGCTTCCACAACCTTCCTTTCTTCCAGTTCAACTTCAAAGATCGTTCCTGTTTCATGTCCGCGGATCGCAACAAATCGCGCTGCTTCAAGTGGCTGTTTGCAAATGTACACGCCGCCGTCCATTCCTCTTCGGATCACTCCGTCCTGCATGATCTTTTCTGCGTTTTCGTGTGTTGTTGCGTGGAAGTATCTGCCGCGCTCCCCTTTTTCCCATAAGTCATATTTGCTCATGATCTCCATGTACTTCATATCAATCTTTGACTGATCCTGCGCACACTCGATCAGGTGCTTTCTTTCTGCTTCATCCGTAACCTTCGCCAGTTCTTCTTCTGTGAATAAATTCTGCTTTTCCATACTGCTGCACCGCCCTTCTTAATATCTGCTTGATGCATACCAGAACACACTTCGCATTGTGCTTTTCAGGTCAAGTGTGTCTTCCAGTTCTGCTGTGATGTCATTGTCCAATTCGTCATATACACTGAATACTTCTTCAGCTTCGTCATATTCAATCCTGAAGCCTTCCTGTTTTTCGTCTTCCAGATATTCCCACCACAACAACAAGCTATGCTGTTTTATTTCTCTTGCTTCCCACTGCCAGTTCTTGTCTTCCTTGCTGATCTCTCTGGCTACTTCTTCAATAAACTGAATGTTGTCTGTCTTTGTAAAATCAATCTTTCCTTTTGTGTTCATGTTGTACTTTCCTTTCATTTACTCCCCGACCATTCCTGATCGGGGACATCCTATGCCCTTTTAGGCTGTTTTCACTGGTCTGTTTTCTCCTGCCGCCCACATCATCATCCCTTTGATGACCATTCTGTCGCTGTCAGACATCTGCTTCAGCAGCATAATAAATTCGCTGACATCTTCAGTCTGGCTGTTCAGGTTCTTTTTTTCGTTTGTAACTGCTGCCATGTTGTTTCCTCCCTTCGTGTGATGTTTATGCATTGACAAGTTCATAATCTTCAAGCAGTGCTTTCAGATTTCTTGCTTTCCATCTATGAAGACATCTATCGCCCAGAAGGTTCTTCACTCCTGTTTTCTTCCAGAACATGTACTGTCTGACTGTATTGTGATAATGTCCGTCATTTCTCACTTCAATGAACTTGTTTTCATTTTTCTTGTTTCTGTAAATCTTTGTTGTTGTCATCTTGTCTTCTCCCTTCTGGCTTTTAATGTAAGAAACAGAAGTGCTGTGTCATCTCGCGCGATTGATTCTTCCGCTTAACATCTTCTTGTTTTAGGGGTAAAGTGTTGTTTGGCTCAACCTGTCCGCTTTCTTCAAATAGTGCGGTACACTGTGCTTTCTTGCCCTGATGTTCCTGCTTTCTTCAACTACTTTGACGGATCATGTTTATTCTGCACACGCTCTGTCTGTTATCCTACAGCCTGACCGCCATGTCACTTGCGTGTCGCCCTCTCGCTTCATCCGTGTCCTTCCTGCTTGCTTTTGTATCTTACAGACACATAATAGCATCTTCAAGACACTCTGTCAACTATTATTTGTGTCTTAATTCAACTTTTTTATTGACCTTTGCATTCTGACGTGCTATTCTACAATCAGAAAACAACTATCAAGAAAGGTGGAATGAATATGACACAAGGCGAACGTGTTAATCAGATTCGCAAAACACTAGACTTGACACTTGAAAAATTCGGGGAAAAGTTAGGTGTTCAAAAATCTTCTATTTCTAAAATAGAAAAGGATCGCGTTGCATTAAGTGATCAGATGGCGAAGTCAATCTGTCGCGAATACAATGTGAATTATGATTATTTAATGTATGGTGAAGGGGAAATGTTTGACGATCTTCCGCAGACAATCGTTGATGAATTGTGCGCGCAGTATGATTTGAACGATTTTGACAAGGCACTTGTTGAAATGTATGTGTCTTTACCAGCTGGAAGCCGTGAGCGAATCAAAGAATATATGAAGCAGCTAGTCAAGAAGGTTGGCTGGGATAAAACTGAATAATAAAGGGGGATTTATAATGGGCTTATTTAATGGAGAATCTAAAGAAGAAAAAGCTGCAAGAAAACAGGCTGAAGCACAAGCAAGACTTGATCAGAAGAATCTTGCCATGCTTCGCAAGTATGGTCTTGAAGAATTGCAGAATCCGACTGACATTGCTTCTATCAGAAATATTATGACTGAATTGTCTGGTACTGGCTTGATGGAAATGGGGCTGACGTTTGGTGCTGGTTCTGATCGCGACATCTTAAAGAATCAAATGTACTACCAGCGTGCAATGATTGAACAAAATTTCATAATTATCCGACAGCTGGATCGCATCACAAAATTATTATCTGATAAGCCAGAATGACAAAAAGGAAGCAGTGACCTGACCAGTCCTACTTCCTTTTACTTTATCCGTGTATGTATACATACTTTATGTATTTATATATGCGCTTCAGCTGTGCATCCGACAACTTATTCAGAAGCGTGTTGATTCTCTTTCGGATCATCGGCTTCCCTCCCTTCTCTTGTCGGGATTGTATCATGGAAATTATTGGAATGAAAGACCGCTTCCAGTTATTTCCATATATCAGGAAATAAGCGTCAGAAGCATTGTCGGCGCACAGTTTATCATTTATATTCAGAATCAAACAGATCAGTGATCTTGACATCAAGCGCAACTGCTATCGCTTCAAGCTGGCGCAGTGTTGGCGATGTGATGCCGTTTTCAATCGTGTTCAGCGTTGACTTGCTGATTCCTGTCAGGGCTTCCAGCTGCTTCAAAGTCAAGTGTCTGTCTGTTCGTGCCTGCCACGTTAGGATTTCCATTGCGTCATCCTCCTAGTTTTGATTATGTACACGCTTCAGGCACTCTATACAAATAAAAAAAGGAAGCCGTGACCAGCGACTTCCCTTGCGAAACATTGAAACAAAATATATCGCGGAAGACCGCCCACGATGATATTATGTCCTTTTACATTCTATCATATCAAGCCTTCTTTCGCTACCAGAAAGAAGGTTTTTATATGTCTTTTTTTACTCCAAACCCACAACTTTTCGGGCTTCGTGTAGTTAAATATATCAGATGCAGCCACGATGATCAGGTGCTTCACGGCGATACGCTTGAAGCGCAAGATCTGATTCTTGAAGATTTCATCAAAGTGAATCGGATGATACTTGTTGACACATTCATTGACGAAGCCCTGACAGCAAGAAAGAAGTTCAACAAGCGAAAAGAGTTTGTCAGGTTGTTGAACGGCGTGAAGGCTCACGACTTCGACCTAATCATATTCACGAAGCTGGATCGCTGGTTCAGAAATATCGGGGACTATCACAAGATTCAGGAAATACTTGAAGCCAACGGCGTGCAATGGAAGGCTGTCACAGAAAACTATGATACTACAACCACGAACGGACGACTGCACATCAACATCCGTCTGTCTGTTGCACAGGATGAATGTGATCGTGATTCCGACCGAATCAAAGATGTGTTCGCTTATAAGCTGAAGAATAAAACCTATGTGTCAGGCAGCCTTCCGCGTGGTCTGAAGCTGGATGCAGAAAAGCATGTCATCATTGATCCTGAATGGAACTGCTTTGCACTTGATATGTTTGACCGCTTTGAAGCTACATGCAGCAAGCGTGACACACAGCTTTTTCTTCAGGAAAAGTATAATATTCGTGTCTGCTATGATACAGTTGCGCGATACCTGAAGAATCCGCTTTTCAAAGGTCAGTATCGTGATGATCCTGACTTCTGTCCTGCGACAATCAGTCCTGAACGCTTTGAGCGCATCCAGAAACTTGCAATCAGGAATGTTCGGATCAGACACACACAGCAATTCTATATTTTTTCAGGTCTTCTGATCTGTTCGTCCTGCAATCATTATATGTGCGGTACTGTCACATACAGAAGGATGGCTGACGGCTCTGAAAAGATGTACAAGAATTATCGTTGCAATTTCAAGGCGCAATCAAAGCTGTGTGATCGCGGCAAAACATATCGTGAAGCTGATCTTGAAGAATACATGCTTGCGCACATCCGTCCTGCTCTGTCTGATTATATCGTGAAGTATGAAGTGACTGCTGCCAGCACAGTTCAGAAGAATCCTGTCACTGAAATTGCGAAGATAGAACGCAAAATGAAGAAGCTGTATGATTTGTTTATGGATGATTTAATTGACAAGGAAGCGTACAGAAGTGAATATGACAAGTTCAAAGCACAGATTGAAGAACTTCAAAAGTGTTCGACTGCTGCACCTATGCGAAGCCTTGACAGTGTGAAGAAGCTGCTGTCGGAAGATTGGGAAGCCGTATATCATACATTTTCGGATCAGGAAAAGAACACCTTCTGGAAGTCGTTTGTTGAATCAGTGCTGGTGTATGAGGATGGAAGCATGGACATTCGTTTTTTGTAGTCTTTGTCGTACTAACTATGCACCGCCTGTCGGCTCATCCGCCAGCACTATAGACGGTCTCGTAATCAAAGCTCTTCCTATAGATGTGCGCTGCTGCTGTCCTCCT